CGTCAGTTCAACATCAACCGTCAGTTCGGCCGCAGCCCATTTCCTGTCATCGCTGCGATCAACCTGACCGCGCATCGTGACCTTGGCGAAACGATTTCCATTTTCGAGCGGGTAGAAGTCCAGCACAACACACACAGCAGCCACTTCCCCGGCTGGGTAAAACTGCCCGGGCGACCAGAGCGTGGCCACACCAATGGCATTGGGCTCGCCGCGCATCTCCTTGGCCTGACCGCCAAGGCCCCAGCGTTCGGCATTGTCGCCAAACACAAAGCGGGCCTCGGGGTCTGCCTGCAGCATGGAACGCTCGATCCACGGCAGGTAGATGACGCGCCCACTCATGGCCGCACCTCTGCAACTGGCAGGTGGAAACCCACCAGCACCCCAGCGCGCTTGGCCTCGATGCCGGGCGATGTCTCTGACCAAAACACGAGGATGACGGCCCCAAGGAGAATGTAGCGGAGGCGGATCATGCAACCACCCCGCTGCCGATAAGCGCGGCCATCAAGCCCTTGCTAATACCAGCCCTGTGAAGGGTGGACTGAAACACGAGAGTCGCCTCGTCGCTCTCACGGCAAAGGCGATCCCATTCCCGATCATTGCCTTGATAGGCATCAAACCGAAGCTTGGCGGTGATGGCGTCGTTAGCGGCCTTCTCAAGCTCGCGGGGGCTGGTGATGGCGAGGGGCGCGTTCACAGGTCACACTCCCGTTCTCGGCGCATCTCGTGAAGATGATCGCCGTAGTCAGCCAGATCGTCCTGCATTGCCTGATAGGCGTCGTCGGCGGTGGCCTCATAAGCATCCTGCCAGCTCACCTCTAACTCTCCAGCCCCGTCGCACTTGGGGCAATCGGTGCCCGGGTCAAATGGGTCGTTCGCATGGCGAAGTGCGATGCGTCCGGTGCCATCGCAAAAGCTGCAAACGCTGGCTTCCTCGATGTAGGCTTCGATCAGGGCCTCATGGGCCTTTATGTAGAGTTCCTTGCTCATGCCACCACCTGTGGGAAGAAATCGCTATAGTCGCAGTAGAAGCCATCAAGGGCATCCCACAGATCATCCTCGGCGGTCTCAAAACCATCCAAACCCGCAAGGCAATCCTGCACTGCAGCGGCGGCCAGCATGATATCAAAATGGGCACCGCTACGCTCACGAGCGCCATAGATATTGCTCAGAGCCCAGCGATCCGCCTTGATCTGCGCGCGGGCGGCGATGGCCTCGACTTGGTGGATGGTGAAGTGCGCCATGATCAGCGCCCCCACTCAATATCACCATGAAAGGAGTTGCCGTGACAATCAAAAATATCGACCTCGCAGATCATCTCCACGAGTTTTTTGCCGTCGAAAAAACCGAGATAATTGATCGGGCCCTGCGCCTCTTCGGCTGACAGTCGGCGTACTTGCAGTGCCCGGCGGCAAAGCGATGAAAGATTTTGGCGTTCTACGGTCATTTGCGTCCCTCCAACGGTGTGCTGATAGGGCCACCATAATGCGACAATCGTAATATGCAACAGATATTTTGCGATGGTCGCATTTTTATTGCACGCAATCCGGGAATGGTGCATATTTCATGTCATGAACACGCAAGCAAAAATCATCATCGATCATTTTGGCGGTGTTACCGCTCTGGCCCGTTTGATTGAGGCTCCGGTCTCCACAGTTCATAGCTGGCGAACAATCGGCATCCCGCGAAGCCGCCTGGCTCATATCAGGCTAGTTGCCGACGCTATCGGAAAACCTATGCCACAACAGGAGGAAGCGCAATGACATATCCATATCAACCAGGCCATACCGATCATGACACCAGCAAGGCCGCTTCTGACAGCATGGAGAGCCCGGCAATTCTGCTGCGTGATGAGTGTTTGAACGCCTTGATGTTTCAATCCATGACAGCCGATGAAGCGGCGGTGTTTTTGGGCAAGTCCATTTTGTCTATTCGCCCCCGTTTTACCGAGCTGTTCAATATAGGCTTGATTCGTGACACTGGCGGGCGACGCAAAAATGCGTCTGGTAGGTTTGCAAAGGTGTGGGGTCTGGCGTGAGGAGGTGGCTGCATCCCGATGATCTGGCGCGGCGGTTGAGACAAATTGACGCAGCCAGACTTGAGCGCAGATTGACTGACGCTGAAATACACGAGGCTGACAGACTCACCAGCCTGCTTTACATGAGAGAGTGGCGCAAAGCCGAGACAGAGCGTGAGCGCGCATTCAACATGAGGTCAAAATGAGACCTGAAACCCGCCTTCAACGAGATATTCTCAAATATCTGGCCGCCAAAGGATTTAAGGCCGTCGCCGTGCCTAATGGGGCCATATTGAAGGGTGACTCAAAAGAGCGATCAATCCAAATGGCCAATCTCAAGCGGGATGGTTTACTGCCCGGTATGCCAGACTTGATCGTTTATGGATCACGCTCGCGCATTGGTCATATTGAGGTCAAGTGCGAGGGCAAATATCAACAGGACACGCAACGATCTGTGCAGCGCTGGATGACCGATTGGGGCCATCTTTACGCGGTATGCCGCAGCCTTGCCGATGTGGACGAGACTCTTGCCCGGTGGGGCTGGGTTTGATAAAGTGGGCGGGTGGGGAGCGTTGACCGCGCTCGACCCACCCTATCAACACGGCGTCGGAAGGCCACCGATTGACATGAAAACAATACCCGCAAGCGAATGGCTTTTCAATCCCTGTAGTGGCCGATGCGCCGCGCCAGCACATTTTTCCTATCGTCACCGCACGGTCGAGATGGCTGACAGGCAGGCAGAGGATGCCCGCCGGATCGCTCGGGCACGGTTGGCTAGGGGGCGTAAATGAGCATCCGTCTCATGTCCATTGCATGGGAACTGGATATTCCCATCACCGACAAAATGGTGATGCTGTGCCTGTGTGACTTTGCCAACGATCATGGTGAGTGCTGGCCATCGGCTTCCACCATCGCGCGCAAGTGCAGCCTCACCGAACGATCTGTGCGCCGGATATACAATGATCTGAAGGCCCGCAATCTCCTTCAGATAACGGAGCGCAACGGGACATCCAGTGTCTTCAAAGTCACCCCTGACACAGTGTCACCCCTGACATTGACGACACAACCCCTGACACAGTGTCCGCCCCCCCCTGACACAGTGTCAGCCAAACCATCACTTAACCATCAAGAACCACCAATAGATAAAACAACGCGCGCGAAGCCTGCTCATTCTTTGCCTTCTGGCTGGCAGCCAATCCTGACACCAGCCGCCCAGCGCACCGTTGACGGCTGGCCACCGGGCAGATTTGAGCAAGAGCTAGCCGCTTTCACCGATCACGCCGCCGACAAGGGCCGCACATCGAAAGACTGGCAAGCTGCTTTCCGAACGTGGATCAACAACGCGACCAAGTGGACACCCAAAAATGACCGACCATCAATCGACCGCCGCGATGGAGCAGTTAAGGCCCTCGATCGACGACTTGGATTTGATGACACTTCCGTCCCGTTTGGACGACACGACTTTGGCGAGGGTGGAGGCTATCTCGCTCTCCCCGCTCCCTGATCCGCTGCCATGCTCTGACCGCCATTTTGACCAATGCCTGCGGATCATGCTGGCCTGCGTGCCCAAGCGCAATTTGGACGATGTGAGCGGGGAACTGTTCATCGCTGCCTACCGTCGCCAGCTTGGATGCCATCCCCGCGATGCCATTAGCTTCCTTGCCGATCGGGCCACATCTTCGCTCAAATGGTTTCCTACGATTGCGGAATGCCTTGAGATTATCGCTGATTGGCGGCGGGATGATGACGAGGCGCGCCGCCGCCATCTCGCTCGCAAGATTGCTTTGCGGGAGCGTTCCGCCCGCCGGGCAGATCAGCCCATCATCGCCTATGAGTGCCCCGCGCTAACACAGGCTGATGTTGACCAACTGAGTGATAGTTTGGTAAGCATTGGTATTAAATGTGGCGCGCTGATCCGTGACGGCGACGGCAATGTGATGCCCGCGCCGTGATCGATCAATTTACCCCATATGATTGCGCAAGGATGAAAGATGGTTTACTATCTCACCATGCTCATCACCTATCTTGCTGCCCGCTTCCGGGGCCATAATCACCGAAAGGCAATCTACATGGCTGAACTGACTGCTACCAACGCCGCCCTGGCTGATCTCACTACCGCCATTGGCAATCTCACCAGCGCCTACGCCACGCTCTCGCAGAGTGACGCAGCCAGCGTTGCCACTGCCGATCAGGCCGCCGCCGCGCAGATCACCGCGCTGACTGCCAGCGTGAAGGCTGTTCTGCCCGCACCTGCTCCTGTTGAGGGAGCGCCCGCAGAACCGGTCCCAGCCGATCCTACTGCAACTGAGCCAGTCGCTCCCGTTGAAGGCCAAGCCCCCATCGCATGACGCCACTATCCCCGGTCTTTACCAACAGGGCCGGGGATACACTACAGGAGGATTTATGCGCATTTACCCTGAACATTGGGTAATAGCCGCCATCTTTGTAGTCTCTATTGTGAGTTGCGTTCTGGCACTAACATACCCCTAAGGCGGCTGGCCCTATTATGTATGGGTGGAGAGATTATGCAGACAGGGGTGATGTGCTAGAGTGATATAGCAAACGCAAGTGGCATCTTGCCGAAAGCAAAAGCATATGATAGAATGCGCCCATCAACCCAAGTCGAGGATTTACAAACATGCTTAAGCCCACCACTGGCGGCGTCAAGGCATCTTCTCCCAAGCAGGGCACCAGCGTAGGCTCTGGCTCGCGTCCCACCACCAGCAAGATCGCCATTGGTAGCAGCGCCCCCACCGAGCCGCACACCCTTGGTCGCGCCCCATCTGGATGGCTGAAGTAAGCCGCAAACTACGGGCGATTTATGGCCGTCTCTAGCACATCAGGACAGGGGCGGCCAAAAGGCTCAAGAAACAAGACCAACCTGAAAAAAGAGGCCGAGATAGCCGCGCAAGGCATCACCCCTCTGGAATACATGCTCAAGACACTGCGCGACGAGACGCAAGAGCATGAAGCAAGGATGCAGGCCGCAACAGCCGCCGCTCCCTACGTTCACCCCAAGCTGGCTACCACGACACACAAGGGCGACGACGACGCACCGCTCAAGCATGTGCATGAGATTAAGCGCACGGTGGTTAAGCCATGACCGTTCTCAACATCCCAACCGCAGCCGCCTTCGAGCCGCTGCTATACCCAGCCCGCTACAAGGGCGCACGGGGTGGGCGTGGATCAGGCAAGTCACATTTCTTCGCAGGGCTCGCAGTCGAGAGTTGTTTGATGCGCCCCGGCACACGTGGACTATGCGTCCGTGAGATACAGAAGAGCCTGAGAGAATCGGCAAAGCGTCTGATAGAGGACAAGATCACCGAGTTTAGTGTGGTCGGCCAGTTTGGCTTACTGAACACTGAGACACGGACACCAGGCGGAGGGTTGATCAGCTATGTGGGTATGCAGGATCACACCGCCGAGAGCATCATGTCCTTCGAGGGACTCGATTGGGTGTGGGTGGAACAGGCCGAGACGCTGAGCGCCCGCAGTCTGGAGATACTTCGCCCGACGATCCGCAAGCCAGACTCTGAGTTGTGGTTCAGCTGGAACCGCCGCCGCAAGACTGATCCGGTTGACGTTCTTCTGAGTGGCGACAATCTACCGGCTGGTGCTGTGGTGGTTGAGGCCAACTGGCGTGATAACCCTTGGCTGCCACAAACGCTGATTGATGAGCGTCTGTATGATCAGGTCAACAACCCCGATACCTATGGGCATGTGTGGGAGGGTGAGTATATCGGGGTGGCCAAGGGGGCTTATTACGCCACCCAGCTATCCTCAGCCAAGAGCGAGGGCCGCATTACCCATGTTGCCGCTGACCCGTTGATGACGATCAGAGCGGTGTGGGACATTGGCGGCACCGGGGCCAAGGCTGACGCGGTGAGCATCTGGATATGCCAATTTATCGGTAAGAGCATCAACGTGCTGAACTATTACGAGGCGGTGGGCCAGCCGCTCGCCACCCACGTCGCATGGCTGCGCAAGCATGGCTACGAGGATGCGCTCTGCATCATCCCGCATGACGGCGCACAGCACGACAAGGTGTTTGACGTGACCTATGAGAGCGCGCTTAAGGCGGCTGGCTTCAAGGTGCTACTGGTGCCTAATCAGGGTGCAGGGGCGGCGATGCTCCGGGTGGATACGACAAGACGGCTGTTTGGCTCGATCTGGTTTAACGATGCCACGACGCAAGCTGGACGTGATGCGTTGGGATGGTATCATGAAAAGCGCGACGATGTGCGCGGGATTGGACTGGGGCCGGATCATGACTGGTCGAGCAACGGCGCTGATGCTTTTGGGTTGATGTGCGTTGCCTATGAGGCACCCAAGATCAAGCGCAAGGATGAGGATCGACGCGAGTTTTACACTATCGGGGCGGACGATAGCCCTGGCACAGCATGGATGGGATCATGAAGATGAAAGTAGTTATTGAGACAATACCGCACAGCGAGCAGCGTTACGATACTTGCGGCGATTGGTGGCAAGACGGCGACACGATGCATATTCGTGTGAGCAAGATGTCTGATCCGCGATATGAGCAGCTTGTTGTTGTTCATGAATTAGTTGAAGTGTTTCTGTGCCAGCACGCGGGCATTACTGCCGAGCAAGTTGACGCCTTTGACCTGCCGTGGGAAGGCGAAGGGGAACCGGGAGACGATCCTGCCGCGCCTTACGTTGACCAGCATTGCTTTGCGACGGCGGTAGAGCGGATGCTCTGCGCGGCGATGGGAATTAAGTGGACTGATTACGATAGCGAGGTCATGGGTTTATGAGTTTATGACGCGCTTTAGCGAGTACGAATACTACTGCCCGATCCGCGATGCCTATGTGGCTAGAGTGTCTGTTGCTGATGATCACGGGGCAGAGTTCTTCATGATTGTGGAGCGAGATGGCAAGGGCTATCGCGAGCGGCGTGAAAATGCTATTGATGCCTGTATTGAGGCTATTGAAGCTGGCTGTGCGCCGGGGGAAGTAAGGATCAGATGACACCTGCGCGGGTTATTGGCTGGTCAATCGCAGGGCTACTCGGCTCGGCGGCTATCGCGGCTGGCGTAGTTGTGTTGATGTTCGTCATGGCATTGGTGCGAGTGATCTGATGGCATGGGATGCATCTGGCCCACGCCCCAGCGGCAAGATTGGTCTGCCACCTACAGACGCAGCGATGAACAAGGTTGCTCCCACCACTCTTAGCCCGTCCGATGACAAGGGCAAGATGCTTGGCGACAAGCAAGACGATGTTGATGATGACAAGTTGCTGGATAAAATCCGCAAGCGTATGCAGCTTTGCGTCAAGCGTGAGAGTGGTAATCGCAAGGCTGCTTTAGAGGATCGCAAGTTCAAGGCTGGCGATCAATGGCCGTCTGATGTGGCAGCTCAGCGCAACACCGACAAGCGCCCTTGTCTGACTATCAACCAGATACCCACATTCGTTAATCAGGTGGTCAACGAGCAGCGCCAGAACCGCCCATCGATCAATTTTAGCCCTGATGGCGGCAAGGCATCCAAAGAGGCGGCCAAGGTGTTCCGTGGTCTAAACCGCAAGATTGAGCGGGACTGCGCGGCGGACATCGCTTATGACACTGCCTTTGATGATGCTGTAACGAGCGGATGGGGATACTGGCGGTATCTGACCGATTGGGAGAGCCCTGACAGCTTTCATCAGGTTATCGTCATCAAGCGCGTGCGCAACCCTTTCACGGTCTACCTTGACCCATACCATCAGGAGCCTGACGGTTCGGATGCGCGCTATGCGTTTGTGACGGAGATGGTGCCGCGCGAGGATTTTGAAGAGGAATATCCCGACGCGCAGCCAGTCCCCTTCTTCGAAGGCGGAGCGGGGGAAAATCTCAAGGATTGGTCTGGCAAGGACGCTGTGCGGGTTTCCGAGTATTACGAGATCAAGACCGAGATGCGCACGCTGGTGCGCCTGGACAATGGTCATGTTGGTTGGAAAGACGAGTTAAACGATAGCGTCACCAAGGCGATCGAAGCTAAGACCGCAAGGATCGTGGAGGAGCGCGAGGCTGAATGTCCTACGGTCAAATACTACAAGGTTACGGGTGTTGAGGTTCTTGATCGCTCGGATTGGTTGGGCAAGTGGATACCTATCGTCAAGGTTGTGGGCAACGAGATAGATATTGAAGGCGATGTGAAGGTTGGCGGACTGATCCGCAACGCCAAAGATGCTCAGCGTATGTTGAATTACTGGGAGACAAAGAATACCGAGGCAGTCGCCCTCGCGCCAAATAGCCCGTGGCTGGTGGAGGAGGGCCAGATTGAAGGCCATGAGCGCCAGTGGAAGAGCGCCAACACCAAACCTATGCCTTACCTGTCATACAAGGCAACGTCTGTATCTGGCAAACCCGCTCCTCCTCCTCAGCGCCAGCCTTTTGCCGGGGTGCCCGCTGGCATTCAGCAGGGCATGGAGAACAGCAAGCAACACATGATGTCCACCACGGGCATTAGATTTGATGCGTCCAAGCAAGAGCGCATGAATGACGAAAGCGGCGTGGCCGTGCGCGAGCTTCGCAGGTCAAGCGATATTGGATCATATCACTACATCGATAACCTACTTCGTTCACTGCGCCATGGCGGGCGGATCATGATGGATCTAATCCCCAAGATTTACGACGAGCGCCGCATTGTAACGATCTTGCGCGAGGATGACGGCGAAGAGGTTGTGCAGCTTGATCCACATGCCCCTCAAGCCCATGCCGAGGTGTCGCAGGGTGCAGACAAGAAGCCGATGAAAACGGTTAACCTACAGTTGGGCAAGTATGCCGTGACTGCCACCACCGGGCCTTCGTTCGCCACGCGCCGGATAGAAGCGGCTGAGAGTATGATGAACTTCGCCAAGGCTCTGCCGCAGTCGGCGCAGTTGATTGCCGATCTCATCGCCAAGTATCAGGACTGGGATGGAGCTGAAGAGATGGCGACGCGCCTTGCCAAGGCTGTGCCGCCGCAGTTCCTCACCGCCGATCAGAAGGACGTGCCGCCGCAGGTGCAGGCGATGATCCAGAACCTCGAGGCCAATGTCAAACAACTCACCGTGCAGTTGCAGCAGGCGATGAAAGCCCTGGCTGAAAAGGGTGAGGATCGGGCCATCGCGAAAGACAAGATCGAAAAAGACTTCATGGTCAAACTTCTCGGCGTCATCCAGAAGTCGGAAGATGCCAACGCCAAGATTGATCTTGAAAAGATACAGACGATTATTGATGTTGTTGACAAGGCCGAGGGTCGCCAGGTTGAGGCAGATAGAACAGCCGCGATGGCTAAAGACCAAGGCAAACAAGGGTCAGGCAATGATATTGCAAACCTACCAAGATAAGAGTATAGACGAGACACCGCTTCATGCGGGTTGGCTTACCGAGTGCCGCAAACTCGGGTGTTAGTCGGATGACCACAACCTTACCGGCAGGAAGCCGGGTCAGCACAGAGTGCAAACCTCAAGGAACTCAGCATGACTGATGTGACTGCCATTGCCATGTTCGAAAACCAGCCGAAGGCAGGCCCTGCCTTGTCGGCTACTTCCGATGCGCCAGTGATCGACATCACCAAAAACACTGCAGACGAGGCTCAGGCCGAGCACGATGCCAAGGTTGAGGAGCGGGTTGCTGATAAGCAAGCTGTCGATGACACTGCGGATGCTACGGGCGATGATGATGAGCCCAAGACGCGCAATGACAAGCGCGTGCCCGTTGGTGAAGTAACCAAGGCCCGCGCGAAGGCGAGAGAGGCGGAAGCCAAGGCCGCCGCCCTTGCCGAGCAGAACGCAGCTTTGGCCAAGTCGCTGGAGGCTGTGACCACCAAGAAGGCTGAACCGCCCGCCGACAAACCTGTCAGGGGTAATTTCGACAATCCCGATGCGTTTGACGCCGCATTGGATGCGTGGACTGACGGACAGATTGCCAAGGCGAAAGAAGAGGCAATCCAGAAGGATCGCGCTGAGCGTCAGCAGCAGATTGAGCGTCAGAACCAAGAGCGCCTAGCTGATAATTACCGCAACAATGTCGAGGCCTTCAAGGCCGGTCATTCGGACTTTGACGAGGTATTTAGCGACGATCTGCCCATCAGTCGAGATATGGCGTTGGCGATTGCGGAATCGGACAAGCCCGCCGATCTATCCTATTGGCTGGGCAAAAACCCGGACGAGTGCGCGCGTATTTATGCGCTGCCCCCTGTCAAGCAGATTTATGAACTTGGCCGTATCGAGGCGCGATTGAGCTCTCCAGAGGTCAAGGCTTCCAACCCCAAGCCCGCACCAATCAAGCCTGTCGGCCAGCGTTCGGGTGAGACGGTTAAAAACCCCAACGAGATGGGGGACGAATATTTCGCGCACCGACAAGCCCAAATCAATGCGGAGCGGCGCGCTCTGCTGCAATGACGTAAAGGAAAGCCATGTCCACTAACGCCCTTCTGTCGCCATCGCTCATCACCAAGGAAACCCTTGTGATGCTCGAAAACAACCTTGTCGCCGCTGGCAAGGTTAACCGTCAATTCGAGAACCAGTTTGTGAAGATCGGCAGTTCGCTGACCGTTCGCAAGCCAAATCGGTTTACGGTGACTTCGGGGCCGGGCCTGTCTATTCAGAACATCAGCGAGCCGAGCACTTCGATCACCATCAGCAACCAGAAGCACGTTGACTTTCAGTTCTCGTCGCAAGACCTGACGCTGACCATCGAAGAGTTTAGCGAGCGTTATTGCAAGCCCGCTGCTTCGGAACTCGCCAACCAGCTCGACTATGATACGCTGACCAACACGTTCAGCTTCTCCAATCTTGTTGGCACCCCCGGCACGGTGCCCAACTCGTTCGCATCGCTTGCTGCTGTTGGTCAGCGTATGGATGAACTCGGCGCTCCTCAGGATGGACGCGTGCTAATCCTAAATCCGCAAGCCTATTGGTCGATAGCGAATGCTTTCATCGCGGTTTATGTGAAGTCGGTTGCTGAGGGAGCCCTGAAGGGTTTTCTTGCCAACCTCGCCAACTTCATGATCTTCATGGATCAGAACATCCAGCAGCACACCAACGGCAACTATGCTGGCTCTGGCGTGGTCAACGGCGCTGGGCAGACTGGTTCCAGCATTATCACCAACGGCTGGACGGCCAGCAGGACCAACCTGCTTCTGCCTGGTGATGTCATCACCTTGGCTGGTGTGTATCAGGTGAGCAGCAAGTCTCCTCGCCAGTCCACCGGCGCGCTCAAGAACTTCACCGTCACTTCGGCGGTTTCGTCCGACAGCGGCGGCAATGCCACCATCAACATTTTCCCCGCGATCACCACGACTGGTGCCTATCAGAACTCGACCGCCTCGCCTGCCAACCTTGCGGGTGTTTCGGTCATTTCCGGCAACGCCAACACCGCATACTTCAACAACATCGCGTTTGTTAAGGATGCTATCGGCCTCGTCACCGTTCCGCTGGAACTGCCGGAAGGCGTCGATTTCCGCGCCCGCGAGATGTATAAGGGCATCTCCATGCGTATTATTCGCGCATACGACATCTCGAACGACGTTTTTCCAGCTCGAATTGATATCCTATACGGAACTACGCAATTCTACGATGACCTAGGAGTTCGGCTTACCAATTAGGGCGCGGATAATGTCTGAACCTTACAAGCCCGAGGCGAAGAAGATGCCGAAGGGGTGGAAGTCCCCGATGCGGACGCCG